GTTGACACAATGTCGCAGTTGACGCTGCCCCAGGCCAGGCAGCAAGTGCATTGACAGTCGCCTATCGCAGAGACAATCAATAGGGATAGCGCGCTACGGCAGCGCGGCATGGAGCCGTCACCAATGGTCGACCAGCAATCCAAGGTAGTCCGGATCACCCACCACGCCGAGTTTTGGAGCGAGATGGCGACGGTATACGCGGCACGTGCGGCGACGCACTCTGCAACGGCGCAGGACCAAGTATTTAGGCTCATGCTGGCCGATCAGCTCTATGCCCAAGGCATGCATGCGCGCCGGAGTGCGATCGCGGCGCAGCGGCTTGCTGCCCGCTACGCCACAAAATCTCGCGTTTGTCGGCGGGCGCTGCTAGGCGGCGGCAGCCTGGACGAGGCCCACCCACCTGGCCCGCTGGCAATATGAGACCGGCATGATGGATATATCCGAGATCGCGCGGCACCTGAATGCCCAGGTGGACAGCCTGGTGCCAGAGCTGTTGCCAGGCGCCTGTCGCGCTGGCAACGAATGGACCGCAGGCTCACTGGCAGGTGAGGCCGGCACCCGCCTGTCCGTGCATCGTGGTGCTGGCAGCAAGCAGGGGTTGTGGAAAAACTTTGCGGCCAACGACGAGGCTGGCGACATGCTGGACCTTGTTGCCGCCACGTTGTACGGAGGCAACAAGGCCGAGGCGGTACGCTGGGCCAAGCGCAGGCTGTGCCTAGACGATGCACCACTGGCGCCCGAACGCCGCCGTGCGATCCAGCAGCAAGATCAAGCTGCCCGCGACCAGTATGATCGGCAGCAGGCAGATCGGGCCAAGACGGCTGCCGCCATATGGTATGCGGCCGACCCATTAGCGGGCAGCCCCGCCGAGTGGTATTTGATGGGCCGCGGCATCGACATCCGCGCGCTGCCGCGACCGCCCAGCGTGCTGCGCTTTGCATGGGACACTTACTGCGCCGAGACCAAACGACCGGAGCCGGCCATGCTGGCCGCGATGTGCGATGTCGTCGGGCGCGTCCGTGCGGTGCACCGCACCTATCTGACAGGGCAGGGGACGAGCTGGCACAAAGCGCGGCTGCAAAGGGCCAAGATGGTGTTGGGCGCCACCGCCGGCCTGTGCATCCCACTGTCCCGCGGCTCGACGGGCCGGCCCTGGTCCAAGGCCGCGCTTGGCGAGACGCTGCTGCTGACTGAGGGCATCGAGGACGCGCTATCGATGGCGCTGCTGCGGCCGCAACACCGCGCGGCGGCCGTCGGCACGATCAGTGGCCTTGCCCGCCTGCAACTGCCAGCCGGCATCAGTCGCGTGATCATCGGCGCTGACAATGATCCGCTGACCATCATTCGCGCGGATGGTCAAGTGGTGGAGCATCCGGCCCGCGTGACGCTGCGCAGCGCCAGTCAACGGCTGGTGCGGCAGGGGCTCGACGTCGCTATTGCAAGGCCGGATCCGGCCTACAAGGATTTCAACGCCTGGCTGCAAGCGTTCGCGGCGGCCGATGCAACCACATCTAACGCCGGGGGAGCCGCCTAGATGATGGCATGCCGCCTAACCGACAGACCAATCACCCGGGTGGCCGCTGAGGCTAGCGGATTGTGAACGCCGCCACTCCCCGACCGACAGCCACCGCCGCCATCGGTGCCGCGATCGACCGAGCCGAACCTGTCCCAATCCCGGTGGATCGGGAAGCGCCTGACGAGGGGGACGGCGGCAGCGCGCATCAATGGCTGCCGGCCGATTGTCCGATCACGCCGCTAGGCATCTATGGCGACTGCTCAGTGTTTCTCGACGCGATCGGTCAGCTGCGCGTGATCCAATCCAGCAAGATTGCACGCCCCGCGATCGTCCACATGGCGGGCACTCGGATCGATTGGCTCTATGATCATTGGCCCCGGCTCAACAAAGACGGCGAGCCATTGGGAGGCCTCGACGTGACAGCCGCGCAGGATGCACTGATGGCAGCCTGCGCCGCAAAGGGAGTGTGGAATCCCACCAACGTTGAGCGCGGGCCAGGCGCCTGGGCGGATGAGGATGGCGCCCTGGTCATCCACTACGGCAATCGCATCTGGCACGAGCGCCTTGGCTGGCACTCGCCCGGCGAAATCGGCCGCCATGTCTACTGCGCAGGCCCGGCGCAGCCCAGACCCCAGGCCAGCAATCATGCGTGCGACGACGGCATTGCCGATCTGCATCGGATGTTGCAGACATGGGCCTGGCAGCGCCCGGAACTGGACGCGCGGCTGGTCGTCGGCTGGCTTGGCATGGCGATGATCGGAGGGGCGTTGCGTTGGCGACCATCCATCTGGGTGACTGGCCGCGCCGGCTCTGGCAAATCCACGCTGCTGGACGTGATGATCGCCGTGTTGGACCGAGGGCTGATCCATATCGAGGACGTGACCGCAGCAGCGATCAAGACGCTGCTGGCCGTCTCCTCAATCCCTGTGATATTGGACGAAAAAGAGAACGAGGGCGACAACAGACGGACTAACGACCTAATCACGTTGATGCGGCTAGCGGCCAGCGGTGGCGGCAGCGCCCGATCGTCGGCGGATCATCGGGTGATGCAGACGGAGTTGCGCAGCGCATTTGCCTTTTCGTCGATCCTGATCCCACCGCTGCTGCCGCAAGACAAAAGCCGAGTGGCGGTGCTGGACCTTGGCCGGCTGGGGGATCAGCCGCCACTGGCACTAGATTATCCCGCCTTGCGGGCGACAGGTGCCGCGATGCGGCGCCGGATGATCCAGGGGTGGCGACGCTGGCCCGAGTTGTTGAGCTGGTATCAGGACCGGATGCGGGAGCAAGCCCACGATGCGCGCGGCGCCGATGTTTACGGCACGCTTTTGGCGGCCGCGCATGTGGTGCTTGATGACGGACAACCATCGCATGCGGCGATCGAGCCATGGCTGCACCTCTTGAGCGCCGAGGACCTGGCGGCGAGGTCGGATCGGGAGGATGACGAGGTATCCTGCCTGCACCACCTCCTGGCCTCCCAGATCGAGCCATCCAAAGGCAGCCGCCGCACGGTGTCGGAGGTCATCCAGCAGGCGATGCAAGATGTCCTCATCAACGGCATGCGCCCGGACGAGAGCCACGGCCTTACAGTCCTGCAGCGTCACGGGATGCGGCTGGAGATTGGCGCGCCGCCTTATCATCTGGTCGTGGCTAACCGCAATCCATCCCTGGCCCCGCTCTATCGCGGACAGCGTTGGGGCACGGCAAGCGGCACCGACGGGTCGTGGAGCCAGTCGCTGCGACGGCTGGATGGCGCGATCATCTCCGGCGCCGTGAGGTTCGCGGGCGTCGTCTCACGCGGGGTTGCCATCCCTGTCGAGCCTCACCTGGCCAGCTTGCTACCACCGTCGTCGCTGCCCTCGCGCTCCCCGAAATCCGGAACAGATTATTGAGCCGCGGAATGATGTACCTTTGTTCCTCTCCCGTTCGCAATTGCAGAGGTGTAACGCCGTGTAACAGGGCTGTAACGCTCTGGCGTTACAGCTTAGGCGCGGAAATTCCTCGGAGTTTGGGGGCGAGGGTGGCGTGTAACGGCTGTAACGCCGAATGCGCACCCTACATGCGCGCGCGCGCGCATGCGCATGTACTATATACATGTTACATATGTTACAGTGTTACATATGGATATAGTAGTAATGGTATCAGTGGATTAGGGCGTAACGGTCGGTGTAACGGTGACGAGTTGGGGTGTTACACGGCGGCTGCGCATATTATCGGGGGCGGATAATGGCGCAAAAGAGCGGGCTCGCGCAGATCGCGGCAGAGGAGGCGGCGGCGCTGGCTGGGCATGCTGATGAGTGGCCGGATACGCCGGACTTGTTCGGAGACGCGCGGCCGGCGACACGAGGGCGTGGCCGGCCGGCCGGCGCGCAGAACCGCAAGTCGCGGACCTTCCGGGATATCATGGAGGCGACGGGCTTTTCTCCGGCCTATCGCCTGATGGAGATTGCCCGCGCGCCGCTACGCGATTTGGCAGGGCATCTGGGGATGGACAAGGCCGACGCGGCGGAATACCAGATGGATGCGCTCAAGGCGCTGCTGCCCTATGAGCTGGCCAAGCCGGCAATCCAGGTTGAGACGCGCAACGCGCATGTGATCGTGGCGGTCGAGCAGATCGATGGCGACCCGAATGCTGGCCGCGTGATGACCAACCAGCCAGTCCTGCCGACACTGACCCTCTCGGCAGGATCGGTGGAAAATCAATCACTTAGCGAAGCGGTGCGGGCGGAGTTGGAAACAGGAGAGTTGGAAGAATGACACAACGCGTTGATAGGATTGCTGAATTTCAGGGCCGGACGGCTGATAGCAAATCAGACAACCGCAGGGGCCAGCCTCTGATTTCCGTGTCTCCGACCCGGCCTGTCAGCCAGCCCATCGCCGACCGCCGCCGCCCCCCCCAACCGTTCCCTTGTTTTCTCTGATGGACCCCGTGCAAAAATCTGCCCTGTTTCAGGCCTTTCAGGCCTCGCCTGACACAGATCAATTTCAAACCCTTTCCGGGGGTGTGGGGGGCTTGCTGTGAGTGACCTGCAGGACCTGTTGCGCCTGGCGCCGGTTGGTCCAGTGGCCAACGCCTATAGCCGGGCGGTGGTGTATGGGCTGGATGGTGGCAGTACGCCCGACCCAGACCTGTTCCTGCTGGAAGGCCCGCAAGGCAGCGGCAAGACGACAGCAAACATTGTCAATGTGTTCCGGGTGGCGCAGAACGAACATCGCAGCCCGCGCGACGGCGTTCGCCGATGCAAGTGGGCGGTGATTGGATCGACCTATCCGAACCTGGAGCGGACCTTCATGGATGACTGGTTTGCGTTCTTTCCGAAAGAAATGGGCTATGTTGGCGCGCCAGTGCGAACCCAGACGATCCTGATCGACGACGGCAAAGGCCAAATCGAACTGACCATGCTGTTCTTGGCTTTCGGCGAAAACTCGGTAGAGGCGATCATGCGCGGCTTGCAAACAACGCACGCACTGCTGGTGGAGGCAACCCTGCTGCCGCTGGAGCTGTTCAGCTTCATTTATGGCCGCCTGGGTCGCTATCCACGCACGGCAGACGGGCACGGCGCGCCGAAGCGACGGATCCTGATGGGCGACACCAACAGCCCAGAGCTGGGCACGGAATGGCACAAGCGCCTGTATCTGGAGGTCCCGGCGAATTGGGCCGTCTTCCGCCAGCCAGGCGGGCACCTGGCCGCGGCGGAGAACGTGAAGAACCTTCCCGCTGGCTATTACGAAAACCTGCGGCGCTCGATGGATGATCACGTGTACCGCCGGCTGGTGATGTGTGAGCCGTCCAATCAATTCAGCCGCGCTGCGGTCTATCCAGAATTCGCCCATAGCCTGCACGTGGCCGGCGCGCCGTTGACGCCAGCGGACGCACAGGTGGTCGCTGGCTTTGACCAGGGGTTGCACGCGGCGGCCGTATTCCTCCAATGGATGCCGGACGGTCAGTGGCGCGCGCTGGCCGAACTGGCTCCGCCAGCAGAGGGCTGGGACGTGTACACCTTTGGCGAGATGGTGCAGGCATTGCGCGCCTCGCGCCTCAAAGGCCTTCAGGTGGTCGGCTATGCGGATATGGCTGGTGGGGCGAGGTCTAGCATCAACGCCGACCAGACGTGGCTCACGGAGCTTCGCAAGGTCACTGGCATGCGAATTCTGCCATGCACCACAAACGCGCCGGACTTACGGCAGACGCCGATCCGCAAGGCGCTGAAACGGCGCACGGTGGCTGGCACACCCGGCCTGTTGATCGACCCAGCCTGCAAGGTGCTGATCCAAGGGCTGGCCGGTGAGCATCGTCGCCGGCTGTTGCAGCCCAATTCGGACTATTATGGCCCGGTGCTGAAGACGGAATTCAGCCATGTGGTCGAGGCATTGGAATATGGCATAATGGGTGCGGTCGGCATTGGCGCAGAGCCGGACGCTGAACCGCACGCGGCCCGCCGGGCGCTGCGCCAGGTTGTGGCCCGTTCGAACTTTGGAGTGTTCCCCTGATCATGTCGCACGCCTACGCCATCATCTTTCAGAGCGCGCCCGCCGTGCCGATCGGCATGGTGCTATCGCCGGAATTCGAACGCTATTATCGATTTGTGCAGGGCCTGCCACGTGGCTTTCAACATTGTCTGGCAATGCGTCGGAGCTTGGCCGGCTGGATCATCGTCGATCCGCTGTTGCAAGGGTTGCGGGTGATCGAGGCGCCGGAGGATGACCCGGCCGCCGATCAGCTGGTGCAGCACACCATCGCCATGCGGGCAGTTGAGGACGGTGGGGCAGTGGTGCTGGTGCTTCCTGACAACGAACCGCAAGTGCCGATGTTGGGAAAGCAGTACACTTGCGCCACCGTGATCGCCGGCCTGGCTGGTGTACGCGATTTCAGGGGGGCGACACCGAAACAGTTATTCGACCATCTGATGACGACGAAACAGGGCGTGCTAACGCATGGCGGCGCTGAAAAGTTTACCGTTCCAGATGGTCCTGCTCTAACCTGAATCATGACACTCACAGAAGGAACAGTTATGGGAAGCCTAATTGCCCCCGCCGCGGATGCGGGCGCCGAAGCCAGAGCCCGCAAGTTGCAGCAGGAAAGCTTGGCATTGACCCGGCAACAAACCGAGCAGCTGGCCCAACAGCGAACCGAAGCCGAAGCCGGCAATGCCGCCCGGCGACGCCAGTTGAAAGCGCAACGATTGGCGCGCCGCGGCGGCTTCGATCTGTTGTCGTTTGCCGGGGCGACCGGCGTGCCGGAAAAGACAAACCTGGGCGCAGGTGGCATTCGTGGCTAAGGGCGGCGCACAGCACCCGGTTCTGGCCCGGATGGCGGCGGCCGAGGCCCGGCGCCGGCTGTGGGACGGTCACCTGGACGAAGCCTTTCGGTTGGCATTACCCAACCACGAAAGCTATCAGGGCACCAAAACGCCTGGGGAAAACCGCACGGCGACGGTGTATGACAGCACTGCCCCGATTGCGCTGATGCAGCGTGCCGCGCGAGACCAAGAGGCCCTGATGCCATCGGCCAGGGCGTGGATGGCATTCGACTACCCGCAGGGCTTCGAGACGGCGTCAGGCGGAGACCCAGCCACCGACCCAGCAGCTGTGGCATTTCTGCAAGGCGTGCACGAACGCTTCCACGGCGCGGTAGCTGCCAGCAATTTGGACCTGGAGATCGTGCCCGCGCTGATGGAAAGCCACATTTCGGTCGGCACGATCACGGTACACCCCCACACCGCCCGCCGACCGTTGCGTTTTGAGACGGTACCGACCTCTGAAATCATCGTCGAAGAAGGCATTTTCGGGACACTGGACACCACTTTCCGCAAGTTCACACTACCCTATCGCGAGGTGATGCGCCGCTGGCCAGATGCTGACCTGGGGCAGATGAAGCCGACGGACGAGGCGGAGCAATCCAAGCCGGTGAAGTTGTGCGATGCCATGGTGTATCGCCCGGAAAGCGAGGACTGGGAATATCTGATTTTCGCCGACGGCCAATCCGAGCCAATCCAATCGACCCGCTATCGCACCAACCGCCGTATCGCGTTCCGAACGGGCGTGGCACCAGGCGAAGCGATGGGCCGTGGCAGGGTGTTGGATGTGCTGGGCAGTATCCAGTCGGCCAACAAGGCGCTGGAACTGATCCTGAAAAACGCGTCCATCGCCATGACCGGTATGTGGCAGGCGGATGACGATGGCGTGATCAACTTACAGAATATTCAACTGGTGCCGGGTGCAATTATTCCGAAGGCAGTCGGATCGGCAGGGCTGCAACCGCTACGCTCTGGCATCCAGCTGGATTTGAGCCAGATCGTGCTGGAGGATCTGCGCCGACAGATCCGGGAACACATTCTGGGTCCAGGCCTGCCGCCTGCCGTGGGGGCAGACCGGCGCACAGCTTTTGAAATCAGCGAGCGTGTGGCAAACCAGGCCGCCGTCGAGGTCCCGCAGACATTGCGCTTGATGGGCGAGCTACAAGCGCCGCTGGCCGCGGCAATCCTGGACGTGCTGAGCCTGCCGGAAATGGCGGCCAGCCCGTACTATATCGCGCCCTTCGAGGTGGACGGCCAACACCTCATCCCTGTGCCGAAACCGCCGCTAGCCAAAGTTCGGCAACGGGCTGAGGCGCAACAGGCGATGGCGGCGATTGCCGCCGCTGCCCAGTTCGCGCCCGAAGCTGTGGGCGCGGTGCTGCACCTGGGACGCACCGTTGCCTGGTTCTTGCGCCAATCGGACGTGCAGCAGGACCTGTTCAAGACCGAAGCTGAACGACAAGCCGATCAGGAGCAAGCCGCCCAGGCTCAACAGGCTGCCCTAGTGCAGCAATTGGGGCAAACGGCCGGCGGCAGTGGCGGCGGAGCGGCAGGAGCATGAGCGATCGACCCAGCGGCCATGAGCTGAACGCGGCCTTTGCGCGGTGTTTTGCCGGCAAGGATGGCGCGCACCTGGAGAGCTGGCTGCGCCAGGTGTTCGTGGAGAGACTGAGCGCGGACGCCAAGGATGGCATCGCGTTGGCCAGACAAGCCGGCGCCCGCGACTTGGCCTTGCAAATTCTGATGATGGTGAAGGACGGACGAAATGCCCATTAAGCACACTTCCGATCTGATCGGCCTGGACGGCTCTGCCGACGATGCGGCGACCGATGCGGCCACCGATGCTGCGGCCCCTGCGGCTGATGCTACGGCAGGGACCGGAGAAACCTCGACGGCCACGGCCGGCAAAGCAGCCCGCGTGGTCGAATTGGATGGCGAACGCTTCGAGGTGCCGCCGGACCTGTGGGACGAAGCCACAGGCAGCATCAATCCGACCCGCGCAGCCAAGCGGGCGCTGGACCTGCGAAAGCAGTTGTCTGCCCGCGGCGAAGTGCCGGAGACCTATGAACTCCACGTGCCGGACAATATGGCCGATAGGGTGGAAATCGACGATGAACACCCACTTGCCATGGCGTTTCGAGAGGTCGCGGCGAAACATAAGGGTATCGCCACGCAAGGCATGTTCGACGAGCTTGTCGCAACATATCTTGAAACGGAAGTAGCAGAGCAGAACGACTGGCAGAAGCAGCAAGCTGAGCGCGAACAGGTGGAACGCGCGGCCGTGACAGAATTTTTTGGCGGCGAAGCGGCCGCCAAGGTGCAAGCGCAACAGCTGCGCGATTGGTTGACCGCGCAGACGGTTGACGCAACAGGCCAGCCGGATATGGAGCTACTGACGGCGGCCAAAACTGCCGCAGGATCGGCGGCCGGCGTCAGGCTGTTGCATCGTCTGATGGGCGCTGCCAAAGAGCCACCGATGGTGGCCCGCCGCACGGCGCCGACCCAAGCGCCGATCAGTGAGGCCGACCTGAAAGCCAAGATGAACGATCCGCGCTATTGGCGTGACCACGACCCGGTTTTGATCCAGGAGGTCACGGACGGATACGCCAGGCTTTATGCGGGTGATAGCGTTTAACGGGACTCTCGGAAAAACTGCTTGCAATTCGTTTCGGAGTTGATCAACGTCTGAACACGGGCAAGGCAAACGGCCCCCTGGCGGCTACCGCCACCCTGAATGCCTTGCCACATAGCGTGGCCTCTCTTGGCAAGACCTGCGCCCACACTGCCCGCCTGCCGGAGCGTTTCCCGGCATTATCGGGAGTGGTGCGCGTGACGCGGTCGCCGGCCCTCCACAGCCAAGAGAGACTTCCTGCATGCCCGAAAATATCGATCAAGCCTTTATCCGCCGGTATGAGGCGGAAGTGCACCAGGCTTATCAGCGCCAGGGGTCGCTGCTGCGCAACGCGGTCCGGCGCAAGAGCGGCGTTATCGGCTCGTCCACCACGTTTCAGAAAACTGGAACGATCGAAGCGGCACAGAAAACCCGTAACGGTGACGTGCCTGTGCAAGATCTGGACCACGCGCCTGTCGAGTGCCCGCTGGGCGACTGGTATGCCCCGACCCTGGTCGATGACCTGGACACCATCAAAACCAACATTGACGAGCGCATGGTGCGCGTGAACGCCTCCAGCTGGGCGCTTGGACGGAAAACCGACGCCCTTATCATCGCCGCCCTGGAAGCCGCCGGGGGCACAGTGGTTGGTGATTATACGACTGCCTTTACGAAGGCGGTGGCGGCGCAGGCAATCGAAGCCATGAACGCGAATGATCTGCCGGACGATGGCAACCGGTATGCGGTGCTATCGCCGCACGCCTGGTCGGAAATGTTGAATATCTCCGAATTTTCGAACGCGGACTATGTCGGGGACCAATACCCGTGGCTGAAGAACATGGAGGCGCGGCGTTGGCGCAATACCATCTGGCTGCACCACAGTGGCCTGCCAGTGGCTGCTGCTAACACGCGCAAGTGTTTCATGTTTCATCAAACCGCGGTCGGCCACGCCAGCGGCAAGGAAGTCACCATGAAAATCGACTTCATCCCGCTGAAAGACGCCTGGCTGTTCAATGGCAAACTGAGTCAGGGTGCCGTCGGGATCGATGCGCGTGGCATCGTGGAATTGCGCCTGAAGGACGATATTGTCATCGCCTAACGCCGAACGAGCTCACACCATCGGCGGCGCCTGGCGCCGCCAACAATCTGGAGACAAACCTTATGGCTTTCACCCAATCGACGCTTGAGCATGTCGCCGGAATTCGCCCCGGCAAGCGGATGTTCCACTATACCAGCGAGACGGATACGCTGATCACGATCGACACCACCGGCTATTTCAACGCGGCCATGAGCCAGCTGGCGGTCGGAGACTTCATGCTGATCCGCGGCAGCAACGGCAACGGCCTGGCGATGGTCAACCTGAACGACGGCGTGAACGTCGACACGACCAACGCCACCGCAGTCACGGTGAACACCGATTAACATGCCTGCGACTGACGTCGAAATTGTCAGTGCGGCCTTAGTGGCCCTAGGCGACGCGCCCATCACCTCTTTGGAGGATGATGGCGCGGGCGCCGAGGCCGCGCGGGCGCTTTATCCCTTTGTTCGATCGGCCATGTTGACCGTGCATCGCTGGGGCTTTGCCAGTGCACAGGCGGAGTTGGCCAAGCTGGCGGCCATCCCGGTTGCTGATTACGACTTCGCCTATGCGCTGCCGGCCGACTTCCTGCACGCAGTTGCACTGGGAGGCCAGCGGAACCGCGGGCGCGGCTGGCCCTATCGCGTTGCAGAGGGCCGCGTGCACACCAATGCCGATCCGGCCATTCTGAGCTATGTCTATGATGCGCCAGAGGCCATCTGGCCGCCCCACTTCGTGGCGCTGATGCGCGCGCAACTTCGGGCCGAATTGTGCATGGCGGTGACGGAAGATCACCAGCGCTATGGCGCCTTCCTGCAGCAAGCCGAGCTTGAGCTGAGCCGCGCCAAGCGGATCGATAGCCAGCAGGCAACGCCGATTGTCATCCAGTCGTTTCCGTTGATCGACGCCAGAGGCTAGCCCGATGGCGCGCCGTGGCTTCGAACAGCATTTTTCCTTCACAGCCGGCCAGATCGACCATGAAGCGGCTGGCCGCGAAGACGTGGCGCCGTTCTATGCCAGCGCCCGCGTACTACGCAACATCACCTTGGATCCGCGCGGCATGGCCCGCGCCGCCAATGGCACTGAAATTATCGCCACCATTCCGGGCGCGCTGCGCACCACCCGGTTTCGCTTTTCCGCCGCCCAGCAATACCTGCTGGTGTGGCTGAATTTGTCGCTAAAGATTTATCGTGACGATGCCCTGGTCGCCACCCTGGCCTCGCCCTGGGCTGCGGCTGACGTGCCGTCGCTGATCTGGACCCAGTCGCGCGACACGATGTTCGTGACACACGCCAGCTATCCGACCTACACGCTGCAACGCAAGGGAAGTGATATCGCCTGGAGCCTGACAGTCACTGCCTTTGTCAACGTGCCCAAGGTGCTGTTTGCCCGAACCTATCCGGCCTATACGGTGACGCCTGGCGCCGTTACGGGCAGCGGCGTTACCCTGACCGCCAGCGCCGACTTTTGGCGCGCTGCCGATGTGGGCGCCATCGTCAACGGCAATTCCGGGCAAGCCCGCGTAGTTGGCTATACCAGCCCCACCGTTGTGACCGTCGACGTTACCAGCGACTGGCCCAATACCAACCCGATGGTGCCGGGTGCATGGCTGTTCCGCATGGATGGCTACCTGGGGCCACCAGTGAACTTGACGCCCAGCGCAACCGCGGGCGAAACCGTAACTGTCACCCTGAGCGCGCCCTATTTCGTTGACGATGATGTCGACGCCTTCATCCGCGGCAACCAAGGCGAGGCGATTATCACGCAGGTGGTATCCACCACCGTGGCACGTGTCGCGGTGCAAGAGCCGTTTCAGAACATCAACACGATCACGGCCGGGAATTGGGAATTTCGGCGTCTGACAGAACCTGTTTGGAGTGCGCGCCGCGGCTATCCAGCTGCCTGCGCACTGCACGAGGGCCGGCTTTACTTGGCGGGCCACCGCGACCGACCGAACCGGATTGACGGCTCTACCATCGCCGACCCTTACGATTTTAAGGTAGGGCTTGACCTGCTAGATACCGATGCCGTTGCCGCAGAGCTGGGTGGCAATGAGGTGTCGAACATTCATTCGCTGTTCAGCGGCGACGGACTGTTCTTGCTGACGGACAACGGCGTGTTCGTTCAACGCACGGGCGCAGGCATCACGCCGAACACCTTCATCCCGCGCAAGGATATCGACCAGCCCGCCGCGGCCGTGCAGCCGGTAGCCTTGGAACGGGCCATGGCCTTTGTCCAGGCCAGTGATGGCGGCACGGCAGTTGGCATTAACGAGGTCGTCTATAACGATGCCTTGTCCGGCTATGACCAGCAGGATTTGTCGATCCTGGCGCGCAGCTTGATCACGGGGCCGTTCCGGATCGCGGTGCGCCGTGGCGACGCAGCAGCGAACGCGACGCATTTGTTCGTCTTGAATGGCGATGGAACCATGGCCGTCCTGAATTCCAAGCGCAGTCAACAAGTGGCCGGTTGGACGCAATGGACCATCGATGGCACCATTTTGGACGTGGCCGTGGTCGGCGAAGCGTTGTACCTGTTGACAGAGCGTGACATCGCCGGCCAGCCGACGATCTTTTTGGAAAAAGAGGTGGAGGGCCTGAACTTGTCTGGCGCCATCCGCCAGACCGCGGGCGCGCCGACGGCCAACTGGGCCGGCTTGAGCCTGTTGGATGGCGAAACAGTGCAGCTGGTCGGTGACGGCAGATTTCTTGGCAATGCGACGATCGTCGCCGGCGCCGTCACCCTGCCTGAGGAAGTGAGTGCGCTGGACATAGGCTTTCCCCGGACATGGGAAATTCTGCTAATGCCGGTGGCGCAGGGCGGTTATCGGCCGCTGGCCGGGCGCCGGCATCGCATTGTCAACGCAACCATCCGCTTCTGGAATACCGCGGGCTGTGCGGTCAACGGCCAAGATTTGAACTTTCCGCGCACCGATGTGGATCAGTTCGACAGCCCGATTACACCCTGGAGCGGTGAGTGGCGGGTGCGAACCTTGGGCTGGTCTGGCGGCAGACGGGCGGAACGTGCCAGGCTGCGGTTGAGCGGCAGCATGCCGTTGCCAGCGACAATCGCCGCCGTGACCCTGGAGATTGCGACGTAATGGGAAAAGCGCTTTCGGTCGCCTTGCCGCTGGTCGCGCTAGCCGGATTGGGAGCCGCGACGGGCGGCTTTGGCCTATTGGCTGCCCCGGCGGCCGCTGGCGCCGCTGGCGCGCCCGTCGCCGCTGGTCTCACGCTGGTGCCAGGCGCAGCAGCCGCCGGCGCCTCGGCCGTGCCGATCGGCTTGGGGTTGAACCTCGGAACGTCGCTGGGCGCCAGCGCCGCCAGTAGTGGTGGCGTTCTGGGCTTTCTGGGCGCGAACGCCAGCACCATCGGCCTTGGCCTTTCTGGGCTTAGCACGGTTTCGGGCATCTTCGGACAGCAGCAGGCCGCCGCCGAACAGCAGCGCCTGTTGGCACGACAATTGACATCGCAAAGCGAGTTGCAGGGTGCCAGCCTGGCGCTGCAAGTCCAGCGCGATGGCTTGGCCTTCGCGACGGCGGAACAGGAAAACCAATTGCGACTGCAACGCACGCTGGCCGCCCAGGGTGTGCGGCTGGCCGCGGCGGGTCTTGATCTGGGCGCCGGCAGCGCGGCCGACGCCCGCACCGCCGCTTTCACCAGTGCTGAGCGAGAATTGCGGATTTTGCGGGCAGGCAACCTGTTCAACGCCGCGGACCGAAACCTGAGCACGTCCAGCTTCCAGGCCGACCAGGCCGGGCTAGCGTCGACGAGCAACACGATCAGCCGCCGCGCGACGGCCGGCATCACGCAAGACCTGCTAGGTTTCAGTCAAGTTGCTTTGCGAGCTGCCGCCTGATGGGGATTGCTCCGCGCCCCTTCCAAGGTCGCAGGCCCGTCTCGCAAATCGATGAGGTGCCGAGCTTTCAGTCCCGCGGCCTGGCCTTGCCTGGGGGGCGGATCATCACGCCGCGCTTGCAACCGCCGGCGGCCGCTGGCGCAGGCGACGTGTTTCAAGGCGTGGCGACGGCGGCCGGCGCGCTGGCGAATGTGGCACTGGAAATCGGCGCCCGTGATCAGCAACGCCGCGAGACATCCGCCCTAGCCCGTGCCGAAATTGCCATCAACGAACGGATTGCGGCTTCGGCACGTGAGACCGATGGCAACCCTAGAGCCTTTTCGGCCCGGCTGAGCGCCGACCGCACGGCTGTGCTGGAGCAAGTTCCAGAGAGCCTGCGCGAGCGCATTGGCCTGGCGTTCGACCAAAAGGCCAGTGTGGCAGGGATCGCCGTCGCCGATGCCGACGACGCGAACGCGGATCGCCGCACAATGGCGCGGGCCTTTATCCAAAGCGATGAAACGCTGGCGAGGCTGGCGCGGAAAACGCCGGAAAACCGCGCGGCCTTCGATGCCGCTGCCGTTACCTATCGCGATCAATTGCTAGCTCAACTGCCGCCGGGCCTGCGTGACCAAGTGGCGATTGGCCTGGAGGAAAAGATCAGCCGCGGGCGGCTGGCAATCGAAAGCAACATCGAAGCGCGCGCCGACCGCGCCCGCACGGCAGCGCAGGCAGCGGCCTTTGCCCGTGCTGAGTTTGCGAGCGAACAGCAGCTGGTGGGGATTGCGCAGGCGGTTGGGGACGACCTGGAAGCCTTCGACAGTCGCGCCCAGGCCGTGCGCGAGGCGGTTGTCGCCAGCCAACCGGCTGCCCTGCGTGAGGCGGCAGCATTATCGTTCGACCGCAAGACGTTTCGGCTACGCACCGATCTGGCGGGACAAATCGCCAGGGCAGGCAAAGCGCGGGACGAGATCACCCTGCTGACCACGGCAGAGCGCGCCCAGGCTCAGGCCGAAACCGCCATGCGCGCGGGCGACATGGATCAGGTCGGCGAGGCAGTGGCCCGCTTCACCGCCGCCCGTGCGGCGCTGGCGGCAGGCGAGATGCAATCGCCCGGCCAGATCGTCAAAATGGGCGAAGACTTTACGACATCGCTGGCGAAGCAGGGTGTTCTGGCCCAGTTCGATCAAGCGCTGGAACAAGGGCCAGCAGCGGCCCGCCTGTTTGCCGACGCCTTTGCCCGCGGCGAATTGCAAAGCGATGACTTCACGCCAGACCAGCGCCGGGCACTGACGGCCAGCATGCTGGAAGGCGTGAGCCGCCACGACCGCGCCCACCAGGATGCCACCCGCCGCACCGCCACCGACACCAAGGTGGCAGTCGCGGCGTTGAACGCCGGACGCACCTATACCGGCCTGGACGATTTGCGCACCCGCCTGACCCAATTGGGCGACAGCGACAGCCTGGTGGCGTTGCAAGAGGCCGAAAATCTGCAAGCTGAAATGGCTGCGGTGGCGCGACTGCCGCCGCAACAAGTGCAAGCCTATGTGGCAGAGGCCCGCGGCGCTGGTGTGCAGGATGCCGCCAGCGCCGCGCGCCTGACGGCGTTGGAGAAATTGCAGACGACCCAAGATACAGGGTTGCGCGCCGATCCGGTCCAATATGGGGAAGATTACGGACTGATCGCCCAACCTGTTGCCATCGACCCGACCACCCCCGCAGCACTGCCGGCGGCGCTGGCTGTGCGCCGCGAACAGATGGCGGCACTGGAAAACGACATGGGCCGGCGTTTGGCGTTGCTGAAACCTGCTGAAGTTACCGCGTTGCAAAACGCCTTTGCGTCCGCCGACAGCGAACAGGCGGCCGTGCTAACGCGGCTGGTGGTCAATGGCGCAGGCGATCGGGCGGTGGATGTGTTCCAGGCGGTGCACCGCCAGGCGCCGCTGGCCGCCCATGCTGGCGCACTGCTGGCCACCAGCCATGCATTCGACCCTATTGCAATCCAAATGTTCGATGGCGATCAGGCGCTGCGCGACAAGCTGGTGACGTTGGCGCCGCCAGCCACCCGTGATGCGTGGTTTGCCGAGAACGCCGGCCCGGCGCTGGCGCTGGCGCCAGAAGCCGAAGCCGCAGTGCGACTGGCCGCTGATGCGCTGTTCGCCAGCACGGCCCGCCGCACAGGGCTTCAGGCTGGCGCGCAAGATCGCGCGGCCAAACGCGCCTATGCTGCGGCGGTTCATGCGGCCATGGGCGGCCTGGTGCGGGCCGACGGCGTGAAAACCGGCGGTTCAACCGACGTGAACGGCTTACTGACGGTGGTGCCGCCGCAAGTACCGCAGCCCGATCTGGAGTACGCACTGGAAAACATCCGCGATCAGGACCTCGCCCAGTTCGGTGTTGGCGGCGTGCCGCCACGCTGGGTGGATGACGCAGCTTTTCGCAAGCGCCAACACAGCGACCTGTACTTTGTCGCGGTCGGGAATGGCCGCTATCGGATCAGCGCCACCGACCCAACCGGAGCGGGGCCGCAGTGGTTGCGTGGCGCCGGCCGGGCCGGCGTGTATGAGCTCGACCTGCGCGGCGTGGATATTCCGGCGCTGGCGAAAGCGATCCGCACCGATGGCACATTGGTGGGTCCGCAATGAGCGATGGCATCTTCTACGCCGCACCAGCACAAGGCGATGACAACCTGGCCAACCGGACGTTAGACCGCGGTCTAACATTCGCCGAACGGCCGACGGGGTTTGTCGAAAACTTCGCCGCATCACGCCGCAGCCAGACCCTGCTGGCCAATGTGTCGTCGCGCGACGCCAATCGACGAGAAGCCTATGATCCGCTGGTGGACATGCTGAACGCCGAACGCGACCCAGGCGTCCCGCCGTTCCGCAACCCAGTGCGGGCGGACGCCGTAAGCGGGTGGCAGATTGACCGCACCACCGGCACGCTCGTGTCGGGCGAAAGCGAGCAGGCCAGGATTTGGGCGGAAATCGCCCGTCGTCGCGCCGCCGATCCGCAGGCCCTGCAGGGCGTCCCGGATAGCGCTGAAGCGTTCGACAAGGCCGTGCTGGACGCGGTCGCGAAAGAATTGCCAACGCTGGATCGGATCGGCAGCGCCTCCACCACGGTTGGCGCGCTAGGCAGCCTGGCTGGTGGACTGGCCGGCGCCATGGAAGACCCTACCAACATTGCCATGTTGGCGTTTGGCGCCCCCGCCGGCATCAGTATCGGCCGGGCCATGGTCCAAGAGGCGCTGCTGGGCGTGGGCATCGAGGTGGTCAGCGCGCCGACGGTGGCCGGCTATTACGAAGACCTGGGCCGCGACTATACCGCCGCCGACTTTCTGCTGAATGCCGCCTCTGCCGCGGGTGGCGCTGCCGCGTTCACGGGTGCGGTGCGTGGCATTCCACCCGCCATCAGGCTGGTGCTGGACCGCCGCGCGCGTGGCGAGCCGGTGCCCGATGGCGAAGCCGCTGCCGCAGCCACTGCCGCAAATGGCCTAACCGACACAGAGATGGTGCGCGTGTTGAAACGCCTGCCACCCACAGAACACCTGCGCGCCGTGGTAAGCCGTGCAGAGGAAGCCCTGCGACGGCTGAAGGAAGGCCGGCGCGTGCAAAAGGCCGCGGTGCCGGCGACCGGCCCGACCGCAAGCGCTAGCGGCATCAACCCGGATGCAGCGCTGGCGCAGGCGGATGAAGCGCTGCAAGGGCGTGGCAGGGCGCCAGCCGCGCAGCCGCTGACGGCCCCTGCAAGTGAGGATTGGCGCACGCTGAATGGCAGCGTGCGGGCCTTCGACCCGAACGAACTGCAAGTCGACGCCCAACGGTTCCAGTTCAAATCCGGCGGCGATGACCAGGGCGTGACCGAGCGACTGAAAGGCGTGCGGCAATGGAACGCCGAGCGCGCAAACGCCGGCATTGTCTGGCTCGATGAGGCCGGCCAGGCATTTATCGTCGATGGCCACCAGCGTCTGGCGCTAGCCAAGCGTATCTTGGCGCAGGCCGATGGCCAGCAACCAAAGATCAACGCCTTCGTCTTGCGCGCCGTCGATGGCGTGACAGCCTCGGAAGCCATGGCGCGCGCCGCCATGAAAAACCTGGCGGAGGGCACCGGCACCGCCGTTGATGCGGCGAAGGTGTTGCGCGCACGGCCTGACCTGCTGGATGCCAGTGTTCCACGCAACAGCGCCAACGTGCGCCACGGGCAGGCGCTGGCGCACCTGAGCAACGAAAGTTTCGACCTGGTGGTCAACAGGCTGGTACCGGAAGATCACGCCGCGGTGATTGCCCGGCTGGCGCCGGATGACCCGGCCTTGCAATTGGCGCTGATGCGCCTGTTCGCGCAAGAGCCGCTGGAAACCATCGCCGAGGCAGAGGCGCTGGCCCGGCAATTCATCGACAACCGCGGCCCAGACCAAACCATTGAAGATCTGTTTGGCGCCATCGCAGTAGCGGACTCAGCCTTCCGCGAACGAGCGCGAGTGCTATCGCGCGCGCTTGCGCAATTGCGCCAGGAAAAGGGCCTTTTCGCCACGGTCGCCCGCAACCAGGACACCTTGACCGCGGCAGGCAATACGCTGGCCGCCGGCAATGCCGACCGCGCCGGCCAGGCAGCGGTGGCTGCCGAATTGCTGCAACGGCTCGCCAACCGCCGCGGCCCGGTGGCAGACGCACTGAACGCGGCCGCACGCCAAGCCAAGGAGACTGGACGCTATGAAACTCCCGTTAAAGAGTTCGCCCGAGTTGTCCGACGCGCAATTGCAGACGGCGATGTTGCACGGCTTACAGATGGCAGAGCTATCGGCCCAGATGAACCTGCGGGCCAGGTGGGCCAGCTGGCGGGCGTGGAAGAACCAGCAAGGCCAGGCGCCACCGGCGGCGCCGCCGATCCCGCCGCGCCCGACCTGATCGACACGGCGGCACCATCACCGGCGGAAACCGCCGCGCTGGACCTGTTCAGCGAGCCCGCGGGCCGTGGCCAACAGGCCCAGCTATCCAGCCTAGAGGCGAGGCTGAATGACCTTCCCGAAGACCTGGAAATCCCCTTATTAACCCGCATCGGGGAAGACGGTGAGCCTGTCACCGAGACCAGGACCGTTGCCGACCTACTGGACGAACGCGACATGGAACAAGACTTTCTGGACGTGCTAGATATTTGCCAAACAGGGACACGCGGATGAGCGAAATCGTTAGACTGCACGCCGTTGAAACAGAGGGCGACAGAGCTTGTATCGCCCGCAAGCTGCGGGATATGGCGGACCTGGTGGAGGCGATGGAGCAGACGCCGACGGCATTCGGGGTTTGTGTATTCCACACGGCCTTGTGGGCTGAGAAGACCGGAGCAGAAGCGGACTGGCTATCGCCCTATCCCTTCAGCATCTTTGCCAACGCGGTCAAAGACGAGCTGATGGCCGCCGGATTGCGCGCCAGACTGGGCGGTGATGCATGAGCTTGCGGGATTGCATCCAGACGGCCTTGGATAACGGGGAAATCCCAAAAGGCAGGGCCGAGGAAGCAATGGCCATCTATGATGAGATGGCCCGCAACTTCCGCGCGACCCATCCGGCCGGCGCGGTGGATGCCGAGGCTACCATTGCGACCGTCAAGCAGATGCGCGCCAAAATGATCGAAGATCGCCGCGTCAAACTGCTGGCGGTTCACGCGCTAGTCGCCCGCGATGCCGATGTCCGGAACTTCCGCGGGCTGAACGGTGCGCCCAACGAGGGCGCCGGCCTGGTGGCAATACTGGACCGGACCGCCAAAGGCAACGCTGCGAGCAATGTCGAAATGCGCAAGCGGGCGATCGAGACCGAGGCGACCGAACAGCTGGTGGATCTACTGGCCGACCATTCCCGCAATGTCTTCGCGATGACGCGCAATAAGCCGCAGTTGATTGAGGTCGTGCGCGCCGTGTTTGGTGAGCGCGGCGGCAACCCACACGCCCGTGAGTTGGGCGACAGTTGGAACCAGGTGGCAGAAATGTTGCGCCAGCGGTTCAACCGGGCCGGAGGCAACATTGCCCATCTGCCGAATTGGGGCCTGCCGCAACATCATGACGCCGTCGCTGTCACCAAGGCCGGCTTCCAGGCATGGCGGGATTTCCTGTTGGAGCCGGCGACTGAAACGCTGCAACGGCCCCGTCTGGATTGGCACCAGATGCGGGATAACCGCACCGGCCGAAATTTCACGCGCGAGGGCATTGAACAGGCACTGCGTGACGTTTACCAGACCATCGCCACTGAGGGCTGGAACACTGTAACGCCCAGCGGCCGGCAGGCCGGCGCACAATTGGCCAAGCGTCATAGCGATCATCGGTTTCTGAAGTTCGCAGACGCCGACGCTTGGCAGGAATATCACGATGCCTTCGGCCGGTCCGGCTCTGCTTTCGACGTGATGACAGGCCATATCCATGGCATGGCGCGGGATATCGCCATGCTGGAGTTGTTCGGCCCGAACCCGCGAGTGACGTTCGAGCATCTGGCGCAGTCCATCCGGAAGCGCGCGGCCATGGACGACTTCCAGGCTGGCGGCGGTACGCGCGCCGCGACGGATCGGGCTGTCGGGCAGATCGACACGGCGCGGCGAATGTTCGACATCCAATCGGGGCGGGACAGCATCGCTGCCAATGGGCCGCTTGCCAATACCGTGGCAGCGACACGCAACAGCCTCCAGGCGGTGCAGTTAGGCGCAGCATTCTTGTCGAGCGTCAGCGACCTGAACAGCGTCAGATTTGCTGCGGCCATGAACGGCCTCAATCAACGCCGTGCGATCGGCCGAGCGCTGAAGTTGTTGGCGCCAGGCAGCGCGCGCGACCAACGCTTGGCGGTCAGCCTGGGCTTGATCGCCGAAAGCTGGACGGAAACCGCCGCAGCTCAAGCCCGCTATATGGGTGAAATCACCGGCCCGGAATTCTCGCGCCGCATCGCCGATAGCGTGATGCGCCTGTCGCTATTGAGCAGGTTCACGCAGACGAACAAGTGGGCGTTCGGCATGGAATATCTGGCCCGCCTGGCCGAGGTGGCGGAGGACAGCTTCGCGGACCTGCCGGGCGGCATGCAGGACGCCTTTGCCCGTTATGGACTGGGCGCCGCTGACTGGGACGTGATCCGTCGCACGCCGATCCACCACGCCGATGGCGGGCGATTTCTGCGGCCGCGCGACATCGCAGCAAGAACCGACATCGACGGCAACGCTGAGCGGCTGGCGACACGCATGCGCGAGATGCTGCAAAGCGAGACCGAACTGGCAGTGCCGTCGCACAGCGTGCGCGGCCGCGCCCTGCTGACGGGCGGCACCAAGCCCGGCACGGTGGTGGGAGAGGTGGCGCGCAGTATGGCGATGTACAAGGGATTTGTGACGTCGCAAATGTACGGCCCAATCTTGCAGGCGTGGTCAAAAACCAACTGGAAGGACCGCGTTGCGGCGCTGTCGACCTACGCCTTTGGCATGACCTTACTAGGTGGTCTGGCCATCCAATTGAAGGAGATCAGCAAGGGCCGGCAACCGCGCGACATGATCACGCTGGAGTTTTGGGGCGCCGCCGTGTTGCAGGGTGGCGGGATCGGCATTCTGGGCGATTTTCTCTATGCGGCCACCAGCCGTTTTGGCGGCGGCCTCAGCACCACGATCGCCGGGCCTGTGGCTGGCCTGGCCCAGGATACGCTTGCCCTGACCGCTGGCAACGCGATCGAGGCGGTGCAGGGCAAGGACACCAACATCGGGCGCGAGACGGTCGCCTATTTCAGCCGCTACAACCCGACCAATCTGTGGTGGTCGCGCCTGGCGATGGAGCGCGTCGTCTGGGACAACTTGCAGCGCCTGGCCGACCCCGAGGCCGACAAGCGGTTCCGCACGCAGTTGGCGCGGCTGAAAAAACAGACCGGCCAGCAATACTGGTGGTCGCCACGCCGTCAATTGTTCCGCGGCGAAGGCCCGGACCAATTCCCCAATCCACTGGCCGTTGTCGGAGATCGTTAGCGATGGCACCCCATATCATCATCGGCGACCTGTCGCCCCGGGTGGACTATACCGCCAGTGCCGCGCAAACGGTATTCCCTTACACATTCCCGATCTTCAGTGGGGCGGACCTGATGGTCTATGTCAATGGCGTCCTGCAGGTGGGCGGTTATACCGTCGCGGGCGCCGGCGCCGATGCTGGGGGCACTGTCACGTTCGGCGTGGGGATGATCGGCGGCGAGGCCGTCACGCTGCGGCGCGAGGTATTGGCGGCTCGCACGACGGATTTCACGGTGGGAGGCGACTTTGGCGCAAACACGCTGAACACGGAACTGGATCGGATCACGGCACGCGAACAAGAGCTGCGCCATCGGCAGCTTGAGATGTTGGCGTTCCCGCCAGGCGATGCCTATCAGCCAGGCGTGCTGCCCGCGGCGGTGGATCGGGCCAACAAGGCGCTGGGCTTCGACGAGACCGGCGCGCCGGTGATGCTGGCATCGGTGGGCGGCGGCGGTGGCGGTGGCATTGCCACCCAGGACGAAGGCGTTGCCGTCAACACAGCCACCACCCTAAACTTCACTGGGGCGGGTGTTTCTGCGACCGACGCAGGCGCGGGCGTGGCGACGATTACCATCCCCGGCGGCGGCGGCGGTGGCGGCGGCCCGATCTGGTGCGGCACCGCGACCGGAACGGCCAACGCGATCGTACTCACGCCGGCGCCGGCCCACGCGGCCTATGTCGCTGGTGACATGTTTGTCGGACGGCTGGCGTTCGACAATACCAGCGACGCGGTCACGCTGGCGGTGAGTGGCCTGGCAGCAAAGTCCGTGCAATTGGCCGGGGAGAACCCGCCAAAGGGTGCGCTGCAAAAAGATGCTCTCGCAATCTTCACGTACACGGGCGCCGCATTCGAGGTGGTGGTGCAGGCAAAGCCGGTAGGTTTTGCGACCAGGGCGGAGTTTGTCGCGGCGATCGTGGCCGGCCAGACCTGGGCAAACGGCGCGATCGTCTGGGCAAATGGGTATGCCTATCGAGCCTCCATCGGCGCGACTGGCATTCCCGATCTGCTAGGGTTTGTCCCGGTAAACCCTAACCCGAACCATTATGGTTTCAATCCTGCCGGCGCGATCACGCTTACAGCAACCGACCCTTGGCGAGCGGTCCTGGAAAGTCATCCTGCCAATTCCAGGATTGTATATCTGGACGGCGGGCCATTCGTTGATACATCCAGTCCCATCATCTTACCGACCGGGGAAATGGATATCCGCGGGCCATCTTATGCGACGATGCCGACGGTGAATGCTAGCTTCGAAACGGCTGGTGGGCGAGTGCATTTCCAAGACCTGCACTTTGTGCCCGTACCAGGCAAGCGCTGGTACGATCAACGCGATGGAGAAATTCATATCAACCAGTGCCATATCGATGCGGCGGCGCACAATAATGATGTGATGGTGGTGCAAGGTACGCGGGTTTTGCTCGAGGCAAATGGCGAGGACGATATGATTATAGATATCGGTCCAAATGTTACGAACAAAGTAATGAATTTCGATGGAGGGTCTGCAAAACTTACGGCAGCCGCCGGCGCCGGGCGCATCAAGTTCAATACTGAATTTACGACAAACTTACAGGTAATTTACCTGACGCAGTGCGACATGCATTGGCAGAATGCCGATTTCACGCAAACCGGTGGGCGCTTCGGCACGGTGGTTAACGTGTCGCGAGAAAGCAATATCGAAGGCGCGAGCTTGCCGGGGTCGATCACGATGCAAAACTACGATCGCGGCCCAATCGTCCAGGGGAATAGTAGCCTAGAAGGACGTTACATGTCCTTCACGGGCATGCACTGGCCAGTGCAACTGGTGCAGGACGGCAGCAAGGTCAGCCAAGGAGACGGGTGGACGTTCACGGGGAACGATGTGAACGCAATCGTCGAGAACGCGCCCTTCGGTGCCGTGACATTGCACGGATTGGGGCAATCGGCGCCGCAAATCACGTACAACAACGCTACTAGCGGCTTGGCCGCAACCGAGGTCAAAGCGGCAATCGATGAACTGGCAGCTAGCGCCGACAGCGCATCGAATGCGACATCGGCCGGCATCCCGTTCAAGATCAATTCGACCGACAGCACCACCCGAAAAATGTGGTTGCAGGACAACGGAACAAGCCACGCCTTTCTGGGTGCGTCGGCCCTATCGGCCTTGCTGGTCCAAGGGGGCGATGGCGCAAACCATTTTGAAGCGCGCACAGTCGCCGGCGCCACCAACTACCTGCGAACAACGCCAGCCGTGGGTGGTGGCGTTACGGTTGCCGCGGTCGGCGCGTCGGCGGATATCGACTTGATCCTGGCGCCAAAGGGGACCGGCAAAGTCCTGGGCCTGCCAGACCTGCCGGTCATCGAGGACACCACCACATCAATCAGCACGGGCACGGTGGGCACCCAGCAGTATGCCGAGATCATCTCGAACAACGCCAGCCCGGTAACGGTCAACGTGCCGAACACCGGCATTGCTGTAGGCTATATCCGCACGGTTACCCAGGTCGGCGCTGGCCCTGCCACCTTCGCCTGCGCGGGGGGCACGTTCCAGGGCGGCACCCCGACCACGCCAGCACAGTACAAGACCACCGCGATCCGATGCATCGACACCACCGGACCGATTTTCACCGTCATCAACGGAACCTAGGAGCGTGAAATGCCAGCGATTTTAACACCAGCCCAGATGGCCGCCGCCGCCGAACGCGGCGCGGTCCAATTGCGGGAGAGGGTCGGCAACCTGACGATCAAAAGCCAGGTGCAGGCGCTGTTGACGGATATCGTCGCCGCGGCGCAGGGCGTGAAGACCATCACCGATCCGGGCGCAGACGCAACACCAACGCCGCTGACGTTGGACGAAATCGAGTATGCCCTGGCGACCATTGAGGATACCGCCGCCGCCTTAGCTGCGGGCATCGCCGCCGCGCGCGCCGCGGTCAATGCCAACATCGACGACGCCGCCAGAAATGTGGCAGGCCGACTGTAATGTCGTTCCTGGGCATGCTGACAGCACTGGCAGAGGCAGCGGGCGCCGGTGGCGGGCCATATCCTTTTACCGAAACCTTTACCGCCGCCGACGGCACAGATCTTACCGCGCTTGATGCCGGCTGGTCGCAACCGATCGGCGCGGCCAACACGCTGGAGGTGTTGAGCAATCGAGCGATCTATAACGGCGCCGCCGGATTTCCGGCACTGAGCTTGGATGCGGTGGTTCTGCGCGATTTTGGCCAGACCGACATGGTGGTGCGAGGGACGCTTGTGGCGCCAATTGATTCCTATCGCAGTTCAGTAAGCCTGGCGCTCGCGTGCGATGCAGCCGGCAACAACGGGTTGTTTGTCATGAAGGAAGATAGAAGAGTGAGGGTGTGGAAACGAATAGCTGGCACGGTAACGGTGGTGGCGGCCGGATTGGGCGCGACCACCAACCCGGCCGGGGTGTGGACCGCGACCTGGTCTGCGGGCGCGCTGACGATTTCCACAGCAACAGATGGGATCATCTATGGGCCGACCGCACTTGCCGATGTTGCGGCAGCGGGCGGAACCTATGCCGGCATAGGCGGCTATGGGGATAACTCCAGGGATCCGTTCGACGACTGGTCGGTCGCGGTGTCGTGACGGAGGGCAAGCCCATGCAGAAAATTATTGCCGCGGCCGCATCGGTACAGGGCGGTCTTGGCGCCTTGGTCGGTGCAGGCCTCGGTTATCTGGCGGGCCTGGAAGACGAAGAGCTGGTAGGGGCGGCGATGGTCGGCGCTGGCATCCTCGCCGCCACCTGGCCGTCCATCCGTGCCAGCCTGCCGCCGCACCTGGTCAAAGCGTTAGAGGACGTCCAACACGTCGTGAAAGGCAAAATGAAATGATGCCACTCGAACCAAAAAGCCGTTGCCACGAATTGGCCGGCATCAGAACCCGTCGCCTTGTCTTGGTCGCCGCTGTCATGTGGCTGGGCGGATGCGCGCAAGTCAATGACCAGGTTGCAAAGGTGATGGGCGAGGTGGTGTGCCCGGCCGGGCCGAACCAACGAGCGGCAACGGCCCTGCGGCTGGGCCGGTACGTGCAATCGCCGGATGGCGCCTACTCGCTGGTGGGTGTGGACTGCTGGGACAATGACACCGGCCGGCCGGGCCCAGACGGCCGGCCGGACAACCTCGGCACCTGGCAGCCGCCGGTGTTCCGATAGCGATGGATGAGGTCGTGACATGGTGAGCGTGGGAAATGGGAGAATTGCTGACGGTTCTCATCGAACGGTTGCGGACGTGGGACGACGTGCGGCTGCTGCTCTCGGCCATGGTCTTCGGAAGTTTGTGGGCCTGCTATGTCATCTACCGAGACTTGCGCCACGAGCGCGGCCGCACGGATCGAATGCACCAAGAGATGCATGCGGCGAGGATCAAAGAAATTGCCCGCCTGACCGATCGGATAGAGGCCAGTACCCGTCTGACGAAACGGCTAAGCGTCGCCTTGCAGCGGCTGAAAGACGAGCCAGACTAGCGACGGAGGCGGAAGCAGCCGCGACCAGAGAATTGCGCGGCCACATCGCAACGCTGCTGCGCCAGCGCCGCCGCCGCCAAGCGCAACGAAAGAGAATGGCATGATCGCAGAGGCAAAGGGCCTGGTGGGCACACTCCTACTGGGCCTTTTCCTGTCGCACAGCCACCGCATTTTCGCTGGCCGCTAGCCGCTTGCGCATGGCGTTCGCCGCCTGAACCGCCGTGGCGCGGAGATAGCGTTGCAGGATGCCATGGACGCTGGCCAGCGAATGGCCGGAGATCGCGGCAATTTCGGGGACGGTGCAACCCGCGTCTGCCAACGCGACGACCGCAGTGTGGCGCAGCATCTGCGGATGCAGGCCGGCGCAATCCGGCATAGTCCTGGACGCTTCGGCGCGGACCGCCCGGAACCGACGACCGAAATGGTGGGTGGTGTCGCCAGCCTCGGTATAAGGGCGACGGGTCGCCTCGCTGATAATTAGTGCCATCGGCTGGACAACGGCGCCGGCCTGTACAGCGGCCGACTGTCGAGCCTGCTGGTCGAGCCGCACCACCAGCTCCTCCACCATGCCACTGGGCAGCGAGACGCGGGCATTGGTCTTGTGCTGCGCGATCACGGTGCGACCATCCTGGATCGGGCGGATCGGTAAGGCCAAAATATCGTTCAGGCGCTGCCCCAGCCAATAATTCGTGAGGATCACGGTCCCAACCGAGTAGTATCCGCAGCCAAGGCCGTCCACCATCCGATCGGCAGTGGCAACCACATGGCGGACCTGATCCGGCCGCCAGAGCGGTCGCTCCGCCGGCCGGACCTTGCGGCGCCGCACCCTCGCGGCCGGATTTGGACCGGTCACGAGCTCGCAATCAGCGGCGAAGCGGAGGAGCGTGTGCATCATGGCAAGCAGGGCATTGGCTTTGGCCGGGTGTCGGTCATGGGTCGAGTGATACCAATCCCGCAGCAGCGTGGCATCCAGCGTGCTGGCAGGCCTGTCGCCGCACCAGTCTTTGATCTGGTGCAGGCACCAGTGGTAGCAACGTCGGCTGTTGGGAGCCAATGCCGTAAAACTGCGGGAGCCGGCGAAACGGTCGATCAGATCTGCAACCAAGATACTGCCAGTCACGGCCGGGGTCGGCACCGGCGCATCAGCATCGGCCCGTCTGCGCCAGGCTGCCACCTGATCGTTGCGCTTGATGGCCTGGTCGATAGCTTGGGCGCGTTCCTTACCCAGTGCCACCGCCGGCCAGCCGGCGACACGCAACGCCTTAGCTGGCTGCCAATGCCAGCCGCTGGCTTTCTGGACGAGATACGGAATTTTCTGACGTGCCATGGCTGGGGCTCCTAATGTCACTCACAGGTCGCGAAGGGATCTACCGGAAACAGACGCAGCTGGCCTCGGAGCGGGCGAAACGGCAAGGGCGCCGCGTTTTCGAGAACAAACGCGACCGGTCCAAAGAACCAATGGCTGGTCGAATAGTTGATGACGTAGGTAATATCCGCCCGACCGACGATGCCCCCGCGTGGCAGCTGACGGAGTGGAGGAATTGTCACTCCGTCAGCCTCGGCCAGACATCTGGCCAGGTCATAGTCGCCCGGGACGACACGCTGCCCCGTGTGAATGAGGATGCCCCCGCGAAAGCGTGTCTCCCAGGTGCGGTTTTCTAGGCGCTTATGTCCGTTAACGACCAGCCAGGCCCAGGGTTGCCGGATCGACAACGCGAATGTCAGAGATTTTGCGTGTTTCATGATGTTTCTTGCGTGGGTGTCACAAGGCGGTAACCAAAACCCAAGATTGTCTCCACCCGCCAGGATGTGATGGCCAGCCGTCGGCGTAGGTGGTGGACGACCACCCGCACGCCGTCCTTCGCGGTGAGCGCGCGGCCTTCTGGATCATCCACGTAGAGCGCATCAATGATTTTGGCGATTGACGATCCCCGTCGTCCGGCTTCAGCGAGGTGCAGAAAGATAAGGCGCTGCTGCCCGCCTAGCCTCAAATCGGCAGCCAGTTCGAGCGCAGCAGCGCCTTGGCCCTGCGCCCCGGCCGGCAACGCCTGACAGCAAGTAGGGCAGACGACGGTAGGCGGCATCGGTTCAGCCCTCCCACGTCAGGCCGGCAGCTTTGGCACGAGCCAGCCATTCGGCCATCGCCGTCTTCCAGGGCCACGGCGTGATCAGCGGAATGGTCTGCGGCCGCGGATCGTCGCACCGTGGCCACGCGTTCGCGCGCGGTTGCGCTGGCGCCAACGTATCGTGACCAGCCGCTGTTGCAATGGCGCGCGTCATAGCGACGACTTCGTCCGGCCAGTTGGCGGCGATAGCGGCAGGGTCGCCAGTGCGCTGGCCGACCAGATCGATCAGCCGCTCGCAATCCTCACCGAGCATGAAATGGTAGCACTGGATGAGGACGGCGGATGCCCCGAACACAAGGGCGCAGCACCGGAATTTTGGCGGCACCTGGTCATGGACCAGACACCCGAGTTGGGCGTGCGAGACGATGCCACCAGGTGCGAGCCCATGGAAGTAGCATGTCTTCGCAGCAACCTCCGCGAGGTCTGGCCAATGAATCTGACTAGCGTCAGCCGCGGACACGCGGATCACCCGCCCGCTGGGCATTAACAGTCCTGTCATGGGGCTTGGGCTCATCATCGTTCGACGTCCAAAAGTTGTTCGAAATCTTCAAGCATCGCGTAGCCCGCGCACAGCTGAAGATCGGCCTGCCGAGTGGCCGTTATCAGTTTTGCCAGCAGGCTGTCGCCAGCAACCTCCACCGGACATTCGCATGGCGGCGTCGGGATCCCGCCCATCGTCTCGCACAGTTCTTGGACACGCTCGGCGAACCGCCGCGAGCTGTGCAGGTACGCGAGGATTTCGGCAGCGGGCGACTGGCCGACACCGTTCAAAGCCTCCACCTTCATCACAAGCCCTCCTGGTCGCGTGGCTTGGGCCAGGCGGTATAGGCCACGTGACAGTGATCGGCGCAAAAGGCATAGCCTTCTGCGACCGGCTGCCTGCAATAGTGCGAGCCGACATGGGGCCGTTGGCCGATGACCCACATGCACGTGGCACCGGCAGTGCTATTATTGCAGGGGGTGACAGTATCGCGTGCCGTGGTATCCTTCTCCACGTCCTGGATGGACCACTTGCGCGCCTGCGTCCGACGCCGCACCGGCGACAGCCAGCCGTCAGTCCGTGCCATCTCGTAGATTTGCCGGGCCGAAATCTCGATGCCCAACAGGCGCTGGCAGACCGCCGCAATGATATCCAGTGTCTTGGGGTTGGTCTCGAATTGATGCCGGACGATAGCGCGCTGATCTGCTGTCAGTTTACGCCGCTTTGACGGGGACACGCTGGTGGTCGCCGGCAACCCCCTGTCGTTGCTCAAGGTTTGGTTAAGCATATTGCACCCTCCTGTCAGGCCTTGGTGTCGTCGATAAGATTGCGATCAAACGTGCCTTTGAGCGCGACAGCTTTGCCGTCGACATAGGCGGCAAAGCCTAGGATTTGCCCATTGCACCAATGCTCGATTGTCGCAGTTTTGTAGCCGCGGAATGCGAGGTACGCTTCGGCGCTTGCGCGGTTGACGAACTCGATCTTGCCGGCGCGGCCGGCTTGAACCTTGTAAATGACATCAGGAGGGGTTGGCACGATGGGAGTTTGCGGAAACATTAACGTATCCTTTCAGGCGATAACGGCGCGCGTGATGCGCAAGTGAATGGTGCGGCTATTTTTGGACTACTGCAAGGACAAAACGCATCGTCATTGCGGTAGTGCCGTTCAGGGCGATCATTTCCTGGCTGCCCAGGCAATCAGCCTGCATCCTATGGCCTCCGCAAGCCCCCGATCGGCGATGCCAAGCTGCGCGCCGGTTTGATCGCGGATGACAAATGATCCTGGCCGCGAGTCGATCGTGACGCGAGCGCCGGAAGTTGCGGACACCAATTCGTCGCCAGGTCTGCCCGGCTCAGCTGCCGCGGGATGATCCATAAGGGACAGCAAAAAGTTCAGGCCGTACCGTTCGAGCCCGCGAACAAGAAGCCTCGCACACTGGTCGAGCGTCCGCCGGCCCGTCTCGCAAGACGTGATGTGTGTCCGCTCAAAACCCAGCAAATCGGCCAATTGTTGCTGGGTGAGCCCGGCGGCTTTGCGCGCGGCGCGGATTTCCGCTGGTGTGACCATCGTCATTCCGGCACCCATGGGGCAAACGGCACGCCCCGCTCTCGAAGCCGCCCCTCGATATAGCCGATTGCCTCTTCGGCTTCATCGGCCCCGCTGTAATCGTTCACCCGCATGGCCAGAACATAGTCTTCGACCGCCAACCGATGCGCGATCAGGAGCGTGGGCTCGCCTTCCAAAAGGTGCCCGGCGCCATTCAGCCGGGCGGCAGGATCTCGGTTCGTCATTTCATCGCCTTTCTGTTGCTCCGGCGAGCGCATCCGCTCGCCGGGAACACAAATCGTCCAGTTTGTTATTCGGTCTCACTGCTGGCTTCCGCTAACCGCCGCTGCAAAATCGCGAGAGTGCCGGTCAGTTCAAGGTTGTCCCCAGCCGCCGCCTCTACAATCATGGCGGCGATGTCGAGCAGGGTTTCGGCCGTGAGCGTCTCCGACGATGGCTCAGCAAGCGCATCGTTGATGTAGGCTTCCGTGTCGATCTGGCTCAAGGTGTACCTGCCCACTCGGTAGGTCTCTGCCACGGACCTGTCTTGGGACGCGCATGCATCCTCTCCGATATCCTCAAACAGAGCTTCAACCGCATCCCGCGCCGCGTCGAGTGTCTGGTATTCGCCGTGGGCAAATGTCGCTACGCCGGCATCCTCGCCGCACCATCCGCTTGTGACTGGCTGGCCGTCGCCATACTCGGCGGCCGGCATCGTGCAAATCTGGACAGTGTGGCGGTTGAGGCTGGCCGTGTCGCGGTTGCCGCCGACATATTGGGTCTCGATGATGTAGTAGGTCATTGGTCTTGCTCCTTGGGCTGGGAAAGATAGGTGCAATCGGCGCACCGCGTGCGATCGTGGCAATTAACGCAGCGGTCGCAATTCTTGCAGGTGCCGCACCTGGTGCAGTCTGTGCAACGGCGGCAACCGAGACAAAAGATGCACCGGATACAGAGAGCGCACCTGTTGCAGTAATCGCATCCGGCGCAGTCTTTGCAATCGCTGCATCCGGAGCATCCGAAGCAGCCAACACATTGGTAACAGGCCGAACAATAGCGGCAATTGGTGCAATTGCGGCAATCCTTTAATGACCGCAAAGCCGCTTCTGCTTTCGCGCGTGATCCGAAGTACTCGACGCTCGCCCGGTTAAAGTTTTTATCGGTCAACCAACCGTCGGCGTAGGTGATTGTGCTAGTCATTGGTCCGTCTCCGTTTGCGGGGC